GAAGATGTTATCGCAAAGCAAAACTATGATGCACAAAGCGAGATTGCTTCTCTTAAGGATGAATTTACCCAACTAAGGAAATCTTTGACAGCAGAAAAGGAAACTATCCTAAAGGCTCAAAAAGAATCCGCAATTAAACTCCCAAGTATGGATGAAATGGCTGAAATGGATTGGTCGGACATTCACAAAATGGTAGGAGGAATTTAAGATGACAGGTTATATTAACACAATCGCAGATTTAGAAGCAAGCACATATGGAATAAACAATCTACCTGCTGGTAATGCTCTTTTGAAGCAAGCCGGTGCTATTGGTGGAATACACACAGGACACGACGGTTCTCCGGCATTCTCCGGTAGTGCTGTTAGTGATGTATCAGCACTTTACAACATTGTTTACGGACAAAAAGTATGGTCTATGTTGAATAGAGAAGTTAATGCTCTTTCAATGATTTCAAAAAGACCTTACAGTTCTAGCGGATGGAGAGTTCTAAAGTCACGACCTGCGGGTGGAAGCGGTAACTTGTTTACTGTTGATGCAAGCGGAACAGAAAACTTAGCAGAACTAGGTTCGGATAGCCCAAGAGCAGATATGATTGGTGGTGTTCCTGAAAATGCAGGACTTTCAACAGCACAAGACGGACTTGGCCCAATTGCACCAACTTATGCACAACTCAACATGAGTCCTAAAGTAGTTGCACACCAATTTGATTTCAGTGAACTTGCTATGGAAATGGCACAAATTGATGATGGTATTGGCGATATTAGAGCGCAAATGCGTGAAGATATGGGTAAGCATCATGCTGAAGTTCAAAACAAAATGTTGGTTATGCCACTAGAGCATTATGGTGAATCATCCGCTATGCCAAATATCGGAAACAACTATACTTCTCTAAACAAGGTTATTACCTCAAGAGCAGAACTACTAGCAATTGACGGTGGAGTTATCGCAACTGATACAACTTCCGCTTCTAACGCTCTAGGAAAGATTTACGGTAGTGAAAGATTTACTGCGGCATCTTTCCTTGATGCAGAAGTAGACTTTGGTAGTGGATATGCGGCAGGAGATGTTCGTTCACTAACTCTAACAAGACTAAACGATATGATTAGAAACCTAAAACTAGCCGGTGGTTCTCCAAAGGTTATTCTAACAGGTTATGATACTATTCAAGCAATCGCTGACTTGCTACAAAGCCAAGAAAGATTCATGGATAGAAAAGAAGTAGTCCCAACCGTAAACGGTGTTAGAGGAGTTAAAGGACAAGAAGTTGGATTTAGAGTAGCAACATACTACGACATTCCGCTAATTCCTGTTAAAGACATGTGTCAAACAAACTAAGTGATTTGCTATTCCTTGATACAGACCATTTGTGGCTATCAGTTATGAAGCCAACACAATACTTTGAAGATGGTATCGCTAATGGAAACCCATTCGGTGTCGGAACTCTAGGTAACAGGGCTTTGTATCGAACAATTGGTGAAGTAGGATGTTCCTTCTTCAAGGGTCAAGGAAAGATAACAAACATACAGTGAGGATAAAAAGGAGAGGATATATATGGCATTTGCGACAGTAATACATTTGGAAATGAATTTAGAAGGAAACAGAAAGATAGTTTGTGGTCAAACTACTTCAGATAGCACCGATGGAAACATTGAAACTGGACTATCACTAGTTGAGAGTCTTTTATTCACCCACAAGGGAAGCGGTGAAGAAGCGGCAACAGCAGTGGTTAATGCAGATTTACCACTAGCAAGTGGTGATGTAGCAATACACTGTGTTAGCGGTGATGTAGTTTATTTCATGGCTATTGGACAGTAAGGTGATTAATAATGGCACTATCAGTAACATTATTAGCAGACCATAAAGGAGTTACCCGACCTAAAGTTAGCGGTGACGAATATGTGGTTGATGCACTAATAGATATGGACACCTATGCTTCCGGTGGTTTAGAAGTAACCGCTTCAGCACTTGGTCTATCAACAGTTACTCAAGTTATAGTTACAGGACAAGATTCAGTGATTGGGTTGGTTGTTCCCGAAGTATCAGCAACAGGGGCTTATGAAGGCACAACTTCATTTAAACTTAATGTGATAATCGGAACAAGCGGTGCAAATCAAGAAGGCGGTTCAGTAGACTATGGCTCGGTAAGAGTAAGAGTTTATGGAAACCTTTGAGGTGGCTTGATTGGTAACAGTTAGATTAACTGATGATTCAACAATCGGTAGACTTAACATTACACCAAAGCAAGAAATAACAAGGAAAGAAGAAGCGACAGTCTCGGTAAAATGGGCTGTCCTTCGTCTTTCCGACCCAAATTATTTCTTTACTTTCGGTGAAGAAGACCGTGAAGAGTTATTAGGACTTAATGAAAAACTTACTATGATTGGTTGTAAGGAAACAGGTAAGGATATTTCAACTGCTAAAGAATTAGCAGATGAACTTCTCCCTAAGAAAGAGAAGCCTAAACCAAAGCCTAAACCAAAGCCTAAACCAAAAGCAAAAACTCCTTCCAAAACAAAGAAAGAGTAATCGCTACATTAAATAGGTGGAGTCTATCTCCGTCAATTGAACAGGTGAGGGTATGACAGGCATAGGCGGTTGTAGAAGTAGTGGCGTGTTAGGAGCAAGTGCGGTTGTAAGTAATGAAAATGCTAAGTTAATTAGTATTCATGCGGCAATCACAATTGCTTCTAATGCGGCAGTTACGGTTAAGGTTTTCAATGGAACAGACAATACAGGAACAGAAGTTGCTAGAATTCACCATGCGTCTACAGGACATTACAATCTTGAATACGATATGCATGGTGTTTTGTGTAGAAACGGAATATTCCTAGAAATAACCGAAGCAGGAAGTTCTACGGCTAATATCTCCGTCGAGTTCAATTGAGGTTTTATTATGGCGGCACTAAGTCAAGATACAAGGTTGATTATGACAATTTTATTTGTCGGAACGGTTAGCGGAGCGAATGTATATTTCTATTCTACATATGGAATGAACTTTCCTTATACAGCATTAGCACATTCTGTTCTGTTTGGTCTTATTACAGTTGGTGGAATAATGGTTATGAAAGCATTGTTTGACCTATCACTAAATGATAAGATTGAGATTAGATTACTAGACAGACAAATAGAAAATCATTTCCAAAGACTACAAAGAGAAGAACAAATCAAGGCTAAACTACAAGAAAGCATGAAGCAATACGGAACAGTAAGGCGTGAAACATGGCGAAGCGGAGTAATGGCTAACGAAGAATACGACGATAACACAATAGGAAATGAATTCTTAGCGACTATACAACAATAGGTTGTGGTCAATTGGTTTTTGGCGACATAATGGGCTTTAGTGAGTCCGACTATGTGTATAATCAAAGTCGGGCGCATTCAGCAGATATGTTCTTCATAAAAATGAAGATGTATTTTTGGGGTTCCTGTGCGGCACTATCATCATTTTTGATAGGTAATATCATGGGAGTCTTTGACATCAATATAATGGGTTGGATTATAGAGAGGGCTAAGGATATTTGGGGGCATTAAATGTCCATAATGACGGGCTTTGCCATATTAGTTGGTGAGGCAATAATAGGTTTTTACAAACGAGTGCATGCAATTAACTTCGGAGTCTATGGCTCTACAATGGTTGGTAAAACAACTTTGAGTCACCAACTTAGAACAAGGGGGGAAGTTCCCACAATAAACGATAGAACAGTTGGCTTACATAGAGCCACTAGAAAAAATGTAAAGATTGATGGTGACTCTCATACAATTAAGAGTGCTGACTTAGGAGGCGAAGCAATCTATTGGAAAGAATGGGTTAAGGATATGCAGAAGCGTAGAGTAAAGTATATTATTTTCATGATAGACCATAGACATTTAGATTCACCTTCTAATTTAGACCATCAATTAGCATGGAAGTTTCTAGTAGATACTATCGTAGCAAATAGGTGGCCTTCGGGTAAAAAGAAAAAGGAAGTGGATTATCCTATGGCTGTCGGCATATGGGCTAACAAATATGATATGTGGGGAGAGAAATATAAAAGTGATAAGCCCATAGATAAACATGAAATATTTGAACCATTTACATACGGGATGAGGCAGTTGAATGACAAGGGCATACCTTGTTTCAAATATATAGTATCAGCAAAGTCCGACCCTGAAATGGTGTATAAAGGAATTACTAGTATGATAAAGGATTATTGAGGAATGAAAGATGTATCAGCAACCGAATTTGATAAACACGCAACAAGCAAAGAACGCTTTTTTGCCTAAACTACAACAGTATAGAGCAATTGGGCCAATTGAAGATTATAAGTTTGATGCGTTAAAACCAAAGAAGCAAATGAAAGAAATAAGAAAAGTATTATTGCCGGAAAAGAAGAAAGTTCTTTTCATAAGATATGGTCATAAGTTTAACTTTAAAGATAGATGTGTAGTATGTGGAACTCACCATATTTGGGAGTCCGGTGATTATCTAAGACCACCAATACCGCTAGATAAAGTAGAGAAGGGAAGACCACTTAGAGGAACTTATTGTCCTAGACATGCGGCCATCCATAAACAAATGGAAATGCTACAACAACAGATATTGGCAGATGAACATGGATTAGATTTTAAGGCATTTATTCCTAAAGCGAAAATGCCTTCTATGCTAAAAAGACAGCAAATAACTGACTTAACAAAAGAAGATGTTATGAGGCTAACTAGTATGGGATGGACTATAACGCCACCAACTCCAATAGCAGACGAAGAAACACAACTGGCAGAAATAGTAAGATTGAATACTGAAATACAATTAAATACAGAAAGGATAAATCATTTACTAAAGGGAGCGAAAGGTGAGTAACATGGGAATATTCGGAACAAGTAATGGAACGGTTTTAGGCGCAGTTCAGCAACAAAGTGACCAACAATTCAAGAATGTAAATAACTTACTTTCTTTACAAGATAATCATGTCGAAGAGTTCTTTCAATATCATGGTCAAATGTTTTTGACACAGATGGAGAAACTTATGGAAGATGTTGTAGAAAGAGTAGTTAGTAAGATGTTGGCTAAGTTACAGTTTACAACTGATTCTACAACAGGTATGCTAAAGATACACAATGATGCTATGAGAGAGTTTGAAAAGATTACAGCAGAAAATATCGAGTTGGATATTAAGAACATATTAGATGCGGCAATTAATACAGAAGTTGTTAATCAAAGAAAGTTGGCAAAACAACAATACCTAGAATCTCAAGGGTTTAGTGGTGGCGGTGGTATGCAAACACAACAAATGGCACAGCCAACAGCAGGTATGGCAATAGCAGGACTAACAGGACAAACTCAACAATATCAACAAATGCAAGGTGCTATGAATAATGGTAGTGGCTATCCTGTTCCACCATCGGGAACTGATAATTATGGAAGACCATATTGGATAGATGCTCAAGGACAGATGAGTTACGAACCTCCACAAAGCGGATTAGGTTTAGGTAGTGCTATACAAAAAGGTGCGGCTTGGGCTAAATGGTTAATGTGAAGGTGGTTCTTTGAAAGTAGGTATTGTGGGTTCTTCTATTCCCGACTGGAACGAAGAAGTCGCTTTCGAGTTTTTCAAAGAGTTTACTATTCATGATGTTTTAGACAAGAAGAAACAAATTAGATTGGGAACAGAAAACCAATCAGTTGATGACATAAATAACATACTAGATTCGGATGAAATCAAATCAAGAAATGTTGGAAAAGGATTTAGAATTGCAGATTATAGAAAGATATACAAAGATGGTTTAGATAAAGTTAAAGAAACTACGATAGGAGAACTTATCGAAGGAGAACCACTTAAAGAAAAATTTGTCCCTCTAAAAGAAATAGAATCTTTAATGGATAAAGCACCTAAAGAATTAAGCAGGGCTGTATTAGCAAGAATATTAGAATCCCCTACTGATGAAAAAGATACTAAGATTGCATTAAAGGAGGGTATTGATAATTACGATAGTTATTTCAATAGTCTATATGAAGTCACAGAAAAAGAAAGTAAGGTTAAGAATGGAACACAAACTACTAAGACTGTTAGAATAAATGAATTAGATGATTTTAGAAATGGTGCTAAGTTCAAAAAATTAGTAGAATTAGGTTTTACTAATATAACTATAAAGGGAGAAAATAAAGATGGCCAAAGTTACAACTTAATAGAAGAGTTAAGTGGTAAAGTTCCGGCAGGTGATATTAGTAGTAGAAGGGGTGGCTTTCCTAAAGAAGAAGAAGAAAGAGGAACTACAGCAAAAGCATTAGACTTACAAGAGATACCACTCTACTTAATTAATAGACGGAATAATAGTTTAAGAAAAATAGAAGAGGGTAGTTCAATAGACCCTTTAATTTTAGAAGCGGCTGTTAAGTATGATAAAGATAATCAAGAAGAAGTAGACACTTACAAGTTTGTTGATGGAATTCCAAACATGCTAAAGGGTTTAGAAAAAACTATTCTAAATGAACTTAGAAAAGAAATGATAGACATTGAAAGAGAGTTAGAAGATAAGAGCATTTATGAAGATAAAGAAACTGAATCTGGAAAAAGAATAAAAGAAGGTTCTAAGTTTGCTCCTAAACAAAGTGAAGTCATGGGGCTAGCAAAAAAGAAGAAAGTATCAAAGAAAGTTGCTGATGAAATAGTTGAATTACATAATAAGTTAGAGAAAATAAAAGAAGATAGAAAAGAAAAAGAGGATGCTAAAAAGGTCAAAGAAATCCCATTTGAAGAAATAATAGGCATCGGTATGAGTGGAATAAACTATAGTAGTGCTGAAGATATTACAGAAAAAATACCATACCAAGTATTCTTTAAAGGTCAAAACAAATCAATAGAAAGCACACTATCCGCAGGAAATTATGTAGCAAGCATAAAGGAAGGGATAATAAAGAAAAAAGCAGAATTCTTGGACAAAGAAGAAGAGAATATATATTCCGATTCAGACTACATAGAGGGTTATGAAGAAAAAATAAAATCTATGAAAGTAAATGCAGAATTTACAGACGGAGCGATTTATCAAAAATCTAAAGAGTTCCTACAAAAAGTGTTGATGAGATATTTAAATGATTTAGAGTATGTTTTTGATATTGAGTTTATTGTAACTAAAACAACTAAAACCACAAATAAAACAGAAAAGAATCCTAAAGGTAAAACAAATACAACTTATAAATTTAAGAGACTTAACGCTAAAAGAAAACAAATTATATTCAAAGGAGGAGGTCTTAATCCTAATCCTAAAAAGAAAAGAGAAGCCACTAGAATATTAGAAAGCAAAACTAATACTGCTTTATTAAATACATTCATTAACTCTATAAGAGGAAACATAGACACATTAGAAAGAGGTATTTGATATGGCAATAGCATCATCACCAAGCGATTACACATCTATTGATGTAGATTATTCAACGGGTAAAGGATTCTATACAGATAAAGATGCAGTATCGGATATGCTACAGATACCTGCATTTACATCATCTACATATCCTAGTCAAGCACAAGTCGGTAAGATAATTAAAAACATAGAAGGTATTGTTGATGATAAAGTAAAAAGGTCTTATAGACCAATTATTCACGAAGATGAGTTTCATGATTTTGAATTTGTAAGACATCCGATGCAAGCATACTATGGTGGCTATGTTGGGTTTATACAATTAGCAACTATGAAACTAAAGAAAGTTATATCTCTCAAGGTTTGGCAAGGGAACAGTTATCTTGAGTTAGCATCGGCTCAAGCAAGCGTTACATTAGACCCCGATAACTTTCAACACCTTAGAAGCATAACATTACAATTGCCAAATAGCGGTGATACATTTACTTTGTTTCATCATGGAGAAGGGTCTATGTCAGCACACAATACATTTGACAGTAGATTCGGTGCAAAGACAACAGCAAGAGATATTTGTCATTTAATTAATGAAGAGTTCCCTGCTAATACTGCACAATTTACAGGGGCGAATAGAGAAAAAGAGAGGACATCTTCTCCTAATGGTTTAAGCATAAGTGACTTTTTTTATGCTTCAATAGACCCCGATAATGGATATAAAATTAATATTTCAAGTTTATTAGCAGGGGAAGATGGTTCGGGATGCACAATAACAATCGCAGATAAAGCGGGACAGAACTCACAGTCCACTTCGGAGAATTTTACTGATAAGCAAGACATGAAAAGATTAGGAAGTTTTTGGAGTATCAAAGATGATGGTAGAATATTTTTCTTAAGAGACTATCCATATCATACTCAAAACTCTATCATAGTTACTTATATTGCAGGTTCAAGTCGTGTCCCATCGGCTATACATAAAGCAACAACAATGTTAGTGGCGGCTGAATTATTAAGACATGATGACCAAACAATCATGATTGCTGAAACTGGTGGTAATATATCTACAAAAGAAAAGTATGATATTTTAACTAAAGAGGCTATGGAAATCTTAAAGGGCAAAGGCGACCTCGTATATTTATTGGAGTGATTCTATGTCTTGGATGGATATTATTCATAAGGCCAAAACAATAAGACAAGAAACAGCATCCAAAACAGGAAACAGATTAGTCCCAACTGACCTACTTACTAATTTACCTAGTCAAATTCTCCCTCAATTAGATAAAGAAAGAGAAAGAACAATGAGGACTAATGAACAATTAAGGGCTAATTTAGATGCTAGGATGAAGCAAATAAATTCTCAAATTAAATCTAAACAGTTAGAAATAGATAATGAAAAAAGAGGACAAAACAATCAATTAAAATTAAATAGATTAGGAAAAGATATGAATATACTTAGAGAAAAAGCATCTAAAATAAAACGACAAGTTATGATAGATTCGGGTAAAAAGCAAAGACTGGCCGGTAAGTTAGCAAGAGATGGCGGCTTAAGTCAAAATGTCAAAGGAATACTACAAAATCAAGGAACTAAAACTCCTGTTCAAAGTGTAACGGATGCTAAACCTATAGAAAGTGTTGCACTACCATCCGTTGAAGGAACAACACCAACTCAAGACCCATTAGTAGGTTTTGCTCAAGAAAGAGGCTTAATGCCTAAAACCACACAAAATGTTCCTAAACCTATGGATAATGTTCCTAAACCTATGGATAATGTTCCTATAAATAAACCTCCTAGTAACTTATTACCTAGAGATGCACAAGGTAATGTTATACCTGCAAAAACTCCTACTAAACCAATTGAAAATGTTAAATTACCTGATGTTCCAAAAGAAACACAACAAGTTACACAAGAAGCAACACAACAGGCTTCACAACCAACTCCTCAACAAAAACAAATAACAGGCCCACCTCCTAAAAGAATGACTACAGCACAATTAAATGAACAAGCACGACAAAAAAGACAACAGCAATCTAATAATCCTCCCGACCCACCTAAAGATGCTCAAGGCAATCCTATCCCACCAAAAGAAATACCCGGTGTTAATCAACAATTAATACAACAAAACAGAAGAATGCAGGATAAGTTCTTACAAGACATGCAAAGAACAGTTGAAAGAAGTGCTAAAAGTGGAAGGCAACGAAGAAAAGATGCTAAGGCACAGGCTAAACGACAAAAACAACAGGTTAGACAACAAAAAACTCAACAAAGATTAGCAGAACAACAACGAAGACAACAACAAAAAGAAGCAAAGCGTCAAGCGAAACAAAATCCTAGAGGATTAGTTCCAAGAGATTCTGTTCCAAGACAAACTAGATTAAGGCGTAGAGAGGAAGTAACCCCAAGAACTAGGTTAAGACAAAGAAACCCTCAACCTAAAGTAATAGGAAAGAGCGAACTTTCAAAATCAATTAAAGACATACTAAGGAGATAAGTTATGTCTAGCAAACAATTAGTTGCAGACTTTAGAAAATTTGTAGAGATACAAAAAGAAAGACAAGCGGCTACGCAAGAACTTTCTCAAATACTAGGTATTGATGTGTCTTTTAGTGATGAAGAAGTTATTGAATATGCAATGCAATCATATACTAAAGTCCTTAGAAAACAGATAGCGGAGGATGTTTTGAAATGGATGAAGTAAGTTTACTTATAGATTTAGTTTCGAGTAAATGGAGTTCTTCAGTTACAACTTTAATTAGCGAAGGAAAGATAACTGCTGACCATGCAGGGACTCCTAACTTTGTTGATGTTAGAACTTTAGATAAGAATAGAGGAGTTAGATATGATTTAACTGCTAAAGATGTAATTATATTCTTTGAGGATTCACAAAATATAACTTATCCAACAATACATTTTGATTTAAGAAATGAAACGCAT